TTTTTAAATGGGGGTAATTTCTAATGTCGAATACGATTCGTATTAAGAGGAGGGCATCGGGTCTATCGGGCGCTCCATCTACTTTGAAAAATGCTGAACTTGCATTTAACGAAGTTGATAATGTTCTGTACTATGGTACTGGAACTGATGTTAATGGAGATGCTAACACTGTCATTTCTATTGGTGGTACTGGTGCTTTTGCTGACTTGTCATCAACGCAAACTATTACTGGTGCAAAAACTTTTTCCGGCTCCGTTGCTTTAGGTTCTTCTGCTACCGCAGCAACTAAATCCCAGAGCGATAATTCAACATCTGTTGCCACAACTGCTTATGTTGATACCGCTATCGCTGGCGTTGGTGGATCTTTAACAATTGCTGCCGATTCTGGTGTTGATGATACTGTTACTGTTGGAACCGATACTTTAACTTTTGCCGGTGATACTGGAATCACAACTACAGTCTCTAATAATCAAATTTCTATTGACCTTGATGACACAGCCGTGTCGGCTGCCTCCTACGGCTCTGCTTCTACTGTTCCAACTTTCACTGTCGATGCTCAAGGTCGTTTAACTGCTGCTTCCGATACTAATATTGCAATTGCAACTTCTGCTGTAACTGGGTTGCAGGAATACATTGAAGATACTGCCTCTACAATGATTACTGGTGCAACGCATTCTGGTATTGCTGCTACATATAATGATGTTGCTGGAACTCTGGCTTTAAATGTTGATGATTTCACTTTGACTCTTGCTGGTGATTTAACGGGTAGTGCAACTGTTACTAATCTTGGTGATGCGACTTTAACTGCTACTATTGCTGCTAACTCGGTTGCTCTTGGAACTGACACTACCGGAAACTATATGGTTGATGTTTCTGCTGGAACTGGTATTAGTGTTTCCCATACTGCTGGCGAGGGGTCTACTGCTACGATCACTAACTCCGGTGTGACTTCTATTTCAGGTACTACTAATAAAATTGTTGCTGATGCATCTACTGGCGCTGTAACTCTCACGTTGCCTGACGATGTAAGCATAACTCAAGACGCAACCGTTGGTAGAAACCTGACAGTGACTGGAAACTTAACTGTTAACGGTGACACTGTAACTGTTAACACTTCCACTCTGGTTGTTGAAGATAAAAATATTCAACTTGCTAACACCGCCAGCCCGTCAGATTCTTCTGCTGATGGTGGTGGTATCACTCTTCTTGGTACAAGCAATAAAACTTTTAACTGGGTTAATTCTACTGATTCTTGGACATCATCTGAGCACATTGATCTTGCTAGCGGCAAAGAAATTAAAATTGCTGGCACAAAAGTTTTAGACGGCTCAAGCCTTGGTACAGGTATTACTGCATCAAGTTTGACTAGTCTTGGAACAATTTCTACTGGTGTCTGGCAAGGTACTGCTGTAGCTGTTGCTTATGGCGGTACTGGAGCGACTGATGCTACTAATGCAAGAAATAATTTAGGTCTTGCAATTGGAACAAATGTTCAAGCCTATAGCGCAGACCTTGCTGCAATCGCTGGTCTAACTTCTGCCGCAGATAGGCTTCCATACTATACTGGCTCTGGATCTGCCGCTCTAGCAACATTCACCTCGTTCGCTAGAACTCTTGTTGATGATGCTGATGCCGCTACTGCTAGAACGACCCTTGGGCTTGGAACAATGGCAACTCAAGCAGCCAGCAGCGTTAGTATTACAGGCGGAAGTATTGATGGTGTAACCTTTGATGGAGGAACTTTCTGAGGTAGTTGAATGGCTAATACTATTAAAATAAAAAGATCCGGCACTCAGTTTGATACTCCTTCAAGTTTGGAGTATGGCGAACTTGCTATAAATTATTATGACGGATTTTTATTTTACAAAGACAGTAATGGCGATATTCAATACTTTATTGCTGACACCGGTTCTTTCGGTTCCTCGTCGGCGTCTTCAGATGACAACGAAGTTCTTCAGTGGATGGGAATTTAGTTTATACAAAATAAACATTTTTGTGGTATCCTTGGTTTACTATGGAAGATCTTAACCTTTCGTTTCCTATTGATATGATCAAGAGGGAACAGCGTATCGTCGTAGGTATTGCTACGGCTGACAATGTTGATAAGGCCGGTGATCTGATTGAGTTTGGTGCCTCTATGGAGGCATTTAAGAACTGGACTGGAAATATTCGTGAGATGCACGCACCTATTGCTGTAGGTAAGGCTATTAAGTATGAGCCGGTTAAGATCAAAGGCACTGATGGTGAACAATACAACGCTATCAAAGTAGAAGCATATATTTCTAAGGGTGCTCAAGATACTTGGGAGAAAGTTCTTGACGGCACCCTTCGTTCTTTTTCTGTGGGCGGCAAGATTCTTGAGAAGTCTATTGATACCGAGAAAATGTTTAGAGGTCGCCCAGTTTCTGTAATCAAGAAGTATGAACTTGGTGAGTTGAGTCTTGTTGACAACCCAGGTAACGCCGAGGCGGTTATTGATATTGTAAAGAGAGACTCCGCCACAGATGAACTTGATTACATTCTTAAGATTGACTGTGCTGATATTAATCTGACTATTCCTAAGTCGGTGCAGAGAATGGCCCAAGTCGGGCTTGATCAAAGAAGAGAGCATGGTCGTGGTGGTACGAGTGTCGGCATGGGTTCCGCACGCAGGCTGGCTAGAGGAGGAACCGTATCACCAGAATTCGTTAGAAAGGTTGCTCGTTATTTTCCGAGACATGCCGTTGACCTTAAGGCCGAGGGCGCTGATCCGGGCGATAAAGGTTACCCTTCTAATGGCAGGATCGCTTGGAACCTGTGGGGTGGAACTCCTGGTTGGGTCTGGGCAAGATCAAAGGTCCGTCAATTAGACAACTGTACTAAGAAATTTGACGAGACTGACTTTGAAAAAGAAATTGCATGTTCATGCGGTTGCGGGACTTGCAATGATGATATGATTAAGGAGTTCACCGATATGGATAAACTATTGGAACAAGTTCTTAACGAAGAGGGTCAAACCTTGGAAGACGTAGAGAAGACTTTGCAGATTGATGAAAATTATGCTAAGGTATCTCAGATGGATACGTCTGCCGATATGAAACTCTCTTTGTTAAAGAGATTCGTCAACTGGCTAACAGTTGAGGATGAGGCAGTCGTAGAAAAGTCTGTCGATATTGAAGCAGCTTCAACTGAATCTGAGGTTGAAGCGGATAACGATCAAATGGAGGATCAAATGGACATTGAAATTCTAAAGGATGCTCTTAACTCCGTATTCGATCAGAAGATGACCGAGTTCGCCGCTTCTCTAAAGGAAGAGGTTGAGGCTTCGGTTGATTCGAAGATTGATGAAGTGACTAAGAGCGCAGATGCCCAGCGTGAGGAACTTGAGCAGAAGCTTGCTGCTGCCGAGACCGCTCTCGCTGAGCAGACTGAGAAGGTGGAGGCTTTTGCCGCTGCCGGTGCAGTCAAGAAGAGCGTCGATCCAGACGACGATGAGGATGGCGAGGACGAACTTGTTAAGTCGGCCCCAACGTCCTTCTGGAGCAACATTTATCTGCCACAAGAGCTAGTCAAGGCTCTAGGCTATGAGTCGTGATTAGGAGGAATATATAACATGGCAACTCAAGAAGAAATTCTATCGAAGGCTAACGAAGTAACCACCTCCGTTGTTGGTGGTGCTTCTGGCGGTCTTCTTAACGCTGAGCAGGCTAATCGTTTCCTAGATTTTGTGGTCGATCAGTCCGTTCTAATGCAAAACAGCCGAGTTGTCCGTATGCGTGCGTCAAGCATGGATATTGACAAGCTTTCGGTTGGTACTCGCCTCATGCAAAAGGCTACTGAGGCAACTGACGACGGCTCCAACGCCGCCGTAACCTTCTCGAAGGTTTCACTCTCCAGCGTCAAGCTCCGTCTTGACTGGGAGATTTCAACTGAATCCCTTGAGGACAACATTGAGGGTGCCTCGCTTGAGGATCACATTGCTCAGGTCATGGCTCGCCAGACCGCTAACGATCTTGATGATCTTCTCATCAACGGCAACACCTCATCGTCCAACGGGCTTCTCAAGGCTCTTGACGGTTTCGTCAAGCTTGCCCTCGCTTCAGGTACCACTGTTGACGAGGCTGGTGACAATGTTTCGCGTTCGGTTTTTGATCGCGTTCTTCGTAACCTCCCCAACAAGTACCTACAGCGTCGTAACGAACTAAGGTTCTTCACCGGCCCTGGTGTTGTTCAGGACGCCATCCACTCGCTTGGCAACCCGAACTCCGCCACTGAGGCTTCTGCTGGTGCTCCAAGCCCCGGTTCAACCACTGGCGACC